CAGGGCAGAGGTCAAAGGAATTACAATCACTAAAGTTACACTATTAGATGAGAGCAAAAAAAAAGATAACTATGGGTATCTCTTAAAGTATCTCATTAAGTATAAACCAAAGGTAACCAACAGAGAGCAAAGGATATTATTCATTACAATGATAACAAGGAAAGATTGGCTAAAGAGTGAAGCAGGAAAACTCTACAAACAAAGAACCAATAAGAATTATAGACAAAAGAAAAGACAGGCGAAGGCGGACAACATAAAGACAAACAAGTCTTTTGATTTTCACTTTCCTTGTGGGATTACTTTGAAGGATTAATTGAGGCGATAACGCAAACAATCCGTATCTATTAAATAAACCTATCCTTCATAATCCTATTAACTCCTATAAAGTCCCATAAATACTGGTATTATTAACTAATGTGTCCATTTTGAGTCAAATTGATAAATAAGGTGTTGCAATCCACAAATGCTTAGTTTAAGGAGGGGAATGTTTATTTTTTTAAAATTTTTTGATAATCTACAGGCTCAAATTAGCCACTTCAAAAAATAGTGCCAAAGGCGGTTGCTCCCTCATTGGGAGTATCTGGACAGAGTTGATAAATCTTTAAAGCTTTTGGAAAATCCACTCGAAGGTGGGAACGGCTCTTAACCGAGATTAGCCCCTTCAAAATTTGCGGTTCTCTATCTGCAAACACTATTTAATTTTTAGTGCTTACAGATTGCGACACGCAATCAAATCAACAATCAACATGGAGTACACTATGAAAGTAAAAAACATGACTAGCCCAAAGGGCAACAAGGTTGCAAATCAATTTGTTATTTCTGACGATTTTGGAAATAGCTTTTTTCAATCTTACAAATCAATCATTGCCAAAATATGTGCAGACGGCAGAATATTTCTTGACGAGACCTTTTGGGATTATTCAGTGACGACTGCAAAATATAGACGTGAATTTTTGAATGAAGGCGTTGAAGATACAAGAGCCAAAATCAAAAGCGGTGAATATGTTTTGACAGACTTAAACTCAACAAAGGCGGTTGCGTAATGTTGAACAACAAACAATTAAAACAAGAGCCATATCAGAATGGGTTTCCCACTGTAAAAACTGCTTTAGAGTTTGGACAGGTTCGAGACCTTTTCAAGATAGTTGATGATTTAGTACAAATCAGAAACAATGCTATGTTCAACACTGTTGAAGATGAAAACAAGTTTAATTTTATTTTATCTGAATTACAGTTTTATCATAGAGAGATAGACTACGCTAAACTTATTGAAGAAAAGAAAATCTTTAAATATTAAAAATAGACTTAAAGCCTATCCAAGCGGTAGGCTTTGAGACTTTTTTTAAAAGTCAAATCAACAATCAACAATAGGAGTACCACACATGCAAATTGCTAAATGTGTTCAGCGTATTCAAAGGGCGGAAAGCGTTGCAAAGTTTAAAGACAACCTTGCAAAACAAATGCACTTTGACAAATACGCAAAGGCAACAGGAACGGAGAAACTAAAATTGTTTCACGTTGCTATTGCTGAAGGTTGGGTTTAATTGAAACAGTTAAACCTCTTTAGTCAACAAGAGTTGGAAAGATGCACCCTAGCATCTAACGTGTTAAAAAATGTTAGACGTGCAATCCGTACAACTATTTTAAAAAGTCAGCCTGTCCCAACTATGGGGCAGGTTATCAAGTTTCCAATCAAAAAGATATCTTGATGATTGGGCTAGGTTGCCAACTTATAGAAGGCGAACTAGAAGAAGTGAAAATTAATGCTATTGGCTACACCACGCAGGGACGCTCTCTGCTTGATAGCCAAGAGCATATTTTTACAGAAGTATTTTCTGAAATGGAGGTTTTGACAGCAGAGCAAAAACTGGCAAATCTTCAAAATAAATACTTCAAGAAATACTAAAAAATTAACGCCGTTTGGTTCTAGGACTAGACGGCGTTTTTTATTTATCAACAATCAACGGAGTGAAACACTATGAATAAAAAACCTAAAAAAGAGTTACTTGGAATGTTTGGAGTAGATAGCGGTCAAGTAATGATTGGCGACCCTTGTTATCTTTCAGATTGGAAAGACAATGAGTTTAAAACTGAACAATCAGAAATGGGTCATAAACAAATACAGATAAAAGATTATAGTTATAACGGAGCTTGTCAAATGACTATAAATGAACAAATGGGCGGAGAGCTTAAAAATAAAAATGGAGCTGTTTTGTCTGTTGTATCAAGTACAGGTTTTGGAGACGGAGTATATCCTGTTTATGCAACCAAAAAAGACGGAAGAGTTAAAGAATTAACTATTAAATTCTTTTAATCAACAATCAACAATAGGAGTATACAAAATGGAAACTGCTACAATTACAACTAAACAAACTATTTCTCATTATGGCTTTTTTGGGAATGACCACAATTACGGAGAGCATGACCCAGAATATAAACAGTGGGTAGAAAAAACTCATTTAATAGATTGGGAAGACTACGAGTGCGGTAGTCTTATGTCAGATTGTGAAATGCTTGAGGACTTTTGCAAAGAGAATAATAAACCATTTGAATTTATTTTCTGTGAAGAGAGAGACGGCTTTTACAAAGTAGACAAAAAAGAAGATGAAGAAAACACTAAAGAAGTTTGGAGTGTTGATAAGGGTAAATGGATAAGTACAGAATAAATGTCAGGCTTTAAATCTTACAAAATACGAGACGGCGTTCATATCCCCTCCAAGAAATACAAGGAGGGGTGGGACGCTATTTTTAGTGGCAAAAAGAAATCAACAAAAGGAAACACTATGGACGAAAATGAACCTAAAAAGTTTATAATTAAATTTACGACTAAAACTCATTCAGAGGTTGTTAAACAAGACTTTGAGAAAATAAAAAAATTTATTGAAGAAAATGTTGGCAACATAACTGAAGAAATAACATTGGAGGAGTAATGGCTAAAAATGAACACATGGGTGATTATATTTTTATAAAAAAAGATACAGTCATAAAAACTATTAAAACATTAGTTAAAAGTATTGAGTTGTTATCTATTGAGGCGACAGAACAAGACATGATTGATGCAGTTGCAAATCTCACTAAACTTCGACAAACTCATGTTGATGTTTTAACTTTTAAAAAGCAAAACTGACGAGGTTTTAGTAACCGAAACGCCTTCTATGGACTAGACGGCGTATTTTGCATGTTAATAACGCATAAATTCTTCTTGTACATACTATGTGCGAAGGGATAGCATACGTTATAAAATAACACATTAAGCAAAAAGGAAGGAGGAAAATGACTAATATAAAATATCATTTAAGTGCAACAACTAAATGTACGTCCATGAGTTTAGGCAATCAAAAAGGTTGGATTTGTAACTTAAACAATGCACCGCCAAATAACTTTAAATAGGAGTAAATATGACTATGAATTTTATTCTTTTTAAAGTGTATATTGAAAAATATACTAATTGGAGTAATCTTAAAGTGAGTAAAGATAAATACGAAACTATAATAGATTTTGGAAAATATAGGTTGTATCTATCTTAACATTTAACAAAGTGTGGTTGACTTCACTTTGTAAAAACAAGAGACAACAAAAGAAAGAAGGAAAGATAATGACAAGTAGCGGACTAAATCTATTAAAAATAATAGAGGAAATGCGAAAGTTTGATACACAAATTGAGGCACAGGCTATTGCTGTGTTTTTATTTGTTGCAGTTCATGGCGGAAAAGAAGGCGTTGCCATGCAAACTATAAGTGAAGACCTAGACATATCTCAATCTTCAGTGTCAAGAAATGCGTACAAGTTAGGCGACATTAACAGACACAAAAAGATTGGCGTAGGTCTATTAGAAACTTTTGAAGACCCAATGGAAAGACGTAGAAAGTTAGTGCGTCTTACAGCAAAAGGTAAGAGAGTACATAGCACTCTTTTAAGTTGGGTCAAATAACAATGAAAAGCGGAGGTACAAATGCAACAACGAAATATAAAGTTGTTATCGGAGATACACCGCAAATTAACACTTAAAGGTTGGGAAAAGTTGCAATCTAAACGAGCCGAGAAAGTTATTGAAATGCTTGGTAAGGGTATGCTTGTAACTGAAGTTAACGATAGCCACATTGAGAACCTTGTGGACACGTTAGAAGACAGGGGTTTTGCTCCTGCTACTATCAATCGTTATCTTTCTTCAATCAGTAAGATGTTAAGGTTTGCTAATCAGAGACAGTCTATTTATCATCTTGATAGAATGCCTCATATTGATTGGCAAAAAGAAGACAATGGTAGAGAACGATACCTTGAACCAATGGAAGAACGAGAAATTATCAGATTGTTAACCGAGTGGAATATGGTTGACTATTTGGAATTTTATTTGTTCTTAATTGATACAGGAATGCGTTTGGGCGAAGCCCTGTCTATTAAGAAGTTAATGGTACATAACAACAATGGAAACTATGTTGTTAACTTACCTGCTAGTGTCACAAAGAATGGTGAACCTAGAGGTATACCTTTAACAGAGCGTGCTAAGTCTATTGTTCTTAAATTGTTAATAAAAGCGGAAAGAAACGACCTTGTGTTTTCACATCTAAAGTATTGGACTTGTGAGAATACTTGGAGACGTTTGCGTAAGGCAATGAACCTTGAAGACGACAAAGAGTTTGTCATTCATTGCTTGAGGCACACTTGTGCAACACGTTTGGCTCAATCAGGTAAGGTTGAATTACACATGATAGGTCAAATGTTAGGTCACAAGTCGTGGAAGATGATAAAGCGGTACTCTCATTTAATACCGAATAACTTAATGGGAGCAGTAAATGTTTTAAACGGAATAAATAAATCCGCTTAAACATAAGTAGTGATATGAGGATAGTTGGAAAGTTAGTAATGACAATGTTAGTAATAATGGCGTATTCAGGTGTGCATAGATGCAATAGGATTTGCAATCCTCTGCGTAACCATTCCGCCACGTTGCCCCAACATTGTTTTTACAAGTAAACTCAACGACTATTCTCTATCACAAGCAAAACAAAATAGCAAAGGAGTGAACCTAATTTGTAGGTCATTCCGCAGTTGCATCAATCAACAAACTGGAGAATACATGAAGATATTAGAAATAATGCCGACTTACCAAGACCAAGTACAAACCGAGAAGATGTCCGCCGAGCTTGGTATGAACAGGACAAATAAGAGGAGGCTCTCTCACATTGAACGTGAAGAAGAAAGCGTCACATCTTACGGAAAAGTTATTGTAGCAAATACAATACGTCCACTAGCAATAGCCATTGCTGAATGGGTTGAACAAGCGTTACCTGAAGTTCATTCTAAAACACCCATTGCTCTCAAATACATATCCCAAGTAGACCCAAAGATAACTGCGTTGATAACTGCTAAACATGTAATCAATACTATTACTAACACTAAAAATTTGACTGCCTGTGCCATCACTTTAGGTGGTCGTATTGAAACTGAAATTAGTCTTAAAAACTTTAAAGGACTAAACCCAGAGCTATACGAAACTGTTAAAAAAGATTTAGATAAAAGGTCTTGGAACTATAATTACAAAAGACGTAAGTTAAGAGAAAGTGCCAAGAGAGATGAAGTTATGAGGTGGGAAGAATGGACTACCACTGAAAGACTACATGTTGGAATGGAGCTTGTGTCTTTATTGATTGAGAGTACAGGTCTTGTTGAAATAGCTACTGAACAACACAAGCATAAAACTGTCAAAGTTATTAAACAAACGGCTAAAACTAAAGAATGGATAGATAATCGTAATAAGTTTAACGAACTACTAAACCCAGAATACCTTTGCATGGTAATGCCTCCAAAATCAGTTGTTGATGGGAAGGTAACAGGTCATGGGTATTGGACAAAAGAAATGCCTGAATTAGACCTAGTTAAGCAAAAAGGTAAGAAATTTAACAAGGAAATGGAAAACTGTGCCATGCCTGAAGTTACATCTGCGGTTAATCTTATGCAAAGTACAGCATATAAGATTAATCCATTTATTCTGTCAGTCATGCAAAATGCTTGGGACAAAGGACTATCTATTGGAGGTATGCCACCAATTAAGAACCTTGATTTACCCAACAAACCCCATGACATAGAGACTAACCCAGAGGCACTTAAAAAGTTTAAGAAAGATAGTGTTATCATTCACACAGAGAATAACCGAATGGTATCTAAAAGACTTCTATATGCTAAAATTATATGGTTGGCAGAGAAGTTTAAAGAGTATGCTACATTGTATTTTCCACTACAATTAGACTTTAGAGGTAGAGCTTATTGTGTACCTGCTTTTCTTAACTATCAGTCTATCAATGGTGCAAAAGCATTGCTTAATTTCAGTCAAGGTAAAGCTATCACTAAAGAGAACAGAGGTGTTTTTTGGTTAGCAGTGCATGGTTCTAATATGTGGGGTAATGATAAGGTATCATTTGAGGACAGAGAGAAATGGTCTCACGATAACTTACAATGGATAACTGATTGTGCTGAAGACCCTATTGCTAATAGACAATGGGAAGACGCAGATAATCCTTTTCAATTTCTAGCATTTTGTGATGAATGGAAAAGATACCAAGAAACAGGTGATGGGTTTATCTCTCATATACCTGTCAATGTAGATGGTAGTTGTAATGGATTACAAATCTATTCATTGCTATTGAAAGATAAAGTTGCAGGTAAGCTAGTTAATTGTTTGCCTAGTGAGATACCACAAGACATCTACCAATTAGTAGCTAACGAAGTAATTAAAACTTTGAAAGTGAAAGCTAGTGAGGGAGACCCATTGGCACAGAAATGGTTAGACTATGGTGTTAAGCGTTCAACTTGTAAACGACCTATTATGACAATCTGTTATGGGTCAACTAGATATTCTTGTACTGACTTTGTAGTAGAAGATTTAACTAAAAGAAAAGACAAAGGAGAAATGCACCCATTTGATGACATGTTTAAACCTGCAACATATCTGTCTAAAATTATTTGGGCAAGTATAGGTGAGAACTTAAAATCTGCTAGGGTTGGTATGGACTATTTACAAAACAATGCAAAGGTAATTGCAAAAGAAGGAATACCTATTCACTGGGTTACACCTGTAGGCTTTCCTGTGTTTCAATACTATCCTGAAATGAAAAGCAAAAGAGTACGTTCTCATTTGATGGGAGAGGTGTTTGCACCGCAGATAAAAGAGGAGACAAAAGAAACTGACAAGTTGAGAAGTAGAAATGCTGTTGCGGCAAACTACGTTCATAGTTTGGATAGTGCTTGTATGATTAAAACTGTCAATATTGCAAAAGCAAAAGGTATTGATAATTTTTGTAATGTGCATGACAGCTTTGCAACACATGCGTGTGACATTGATAAGCTAAATGTATCTATCAGAGAAGCCTTTGTAGAAACCTTTAGCAAAGACTTGTTAGGCAAATTTAAGGAAGATGTAGGAAAGCTGTTAGATGATGAGACTAGAGGCAAACTACCTACAATCCCTGATAGTGGAGACTTGGAGTTAGATTTACTATATCAATCCAAGTTTTTCTTTGCCTAAACCTATGCACTGTCGCATAGTAAAGTTACACTATTAGTAAATCAACAATCAAAAGAGAAAACACAGAGAACAACAACAATAAGGAAAACTATGAGTAAACAAACATACAATAAGATTGTAACACCTGTAGGTGTATCACAATATTGTTGGTTAAATACGCCAGATACTAAATTTGATAAAGAGAATGGTGGTCACTTTAAGACTAACCTAATTATCAAAGGGTCTGACGCACAATCACTTATCAAATCTGTTAATGATGAGATGAAAGTATCTTTAGAAATGGCAAAAGAAAAGTCTAAAGGTAAACCCCCAAAAACAGCAAACATGCCTTTTGAAGAAGAGTATGTAGAAGGTAAACCAACTGGAAACATAATCTTTAAATTCAAAGCTAAAGCAAAAATTATGATGAAGTCTGGTGACGTAATAGACATCAAGATACCAATTTTTGATAGCAAAGGAACACCTATGAAAGAGCAAGTATGGTCAGGTTCAGAAATGAAAGTTTCTGCTGACATGATACCTTACTACACCGCAATGGCGGGTGCAGGTGTTTCATTGAGATTAAAGGCAGTGCAAATAACTAAATTAGTTGAAGGCGGAGCAGGTGCAGGAGCAAAAGGGCATGGCTTTGAAGAAATTAAAGATGGTTACGTTGCACCAGAAGTAGAAACATTTGAGAATGAAGTACAGCCGAGCAACACTGACTTCTAATCAAGTAGGACTTAAATATGGTTTTAGGTCTGGGCTAGAAATAGCTATCTCACAAGAGTTAGACGCTAATAGTGTAAAGTATGATTATGAGAAGGTTAAATTAACTTATGTTAAACCACAGAAAGCTCATTCTTATACCCCAGACTTTTACCTTAAAGAACAAAACATTTTTATAGAAACAAAAGGATTGTTTACATCAGCAGACAGACAGAAAATGCGTCTTGTCAAAGAACAACACCCAGAGAAAGACATTAGATTTGTCTTTAGTAATTCACGAAGCAGAATATCAAAAAAGTCTTCAACGACTTACGCTATGTGGTGTGAGAAGTATGGTTTTAAATATGCTGACAAACATATCCCATTGGAGTGGTTAAATGGACAATAATTATAGAACAAGAACTGATTATATTGTTGTTCATTCAACTAAAACTAAATCTAATCAAGACTTAAATGCAAAGGATATAACTTTGCTACATAGGAAAGAAGGTTTCTTTCATAACGCTTTTCATTTTATAATTAAAAGAGATGGTACAATAGAAGAAGGAAGACCAGAAGATATGTCTGGTGCAATATTACCTATAAACCAACCTTTAATTACTAACCAAAATTCCATAGCGATAGCTTTAGTCGGCGGATTAGCTGATGATGGAAAAAGTCTCGACACTAACTTCACATACCTACAATACGCATCTTTGCGTGAACTTGTAAAAAGGTTGAAAAAGAAGTACAAAGTTGAGGTAGTGGGTTGCAGAAATGCAATTAACTCTAAATCGTGTATGTCTTTTGACGTACTGTCGATTGTTGATTGAGACGCTCCTAGTTAGAAATAGCTAGGGGCGTTTCGTATTTATGAGGTAGTAGAGGGAGACTGAAACTACCTCTTTCCCCAATATATCACCCAAAAAATTTTATGACCCAAACCGAAAGTGAATTTTTATATCACACATCTTGCGATAATTGCAGTTCGTCAGACGCAAATTCCGTTTATTCAGACGGACATGCCTACTGCTTTTCTTGCAATACAACAACACAAGGACAATCAACAATGGAGTTAACACCAATTACAAAACAAGAAAGTAATTTTATCAAAGGCGAACACTTGCCTCTCAATAAAAGAAAAATTAATTTAGACACAGTACAAAAATATAACTATCAAGTAGGTGCATGGTTTGCACGTCCTTGCCATATTGCTAATTATTATAATGATAGCAAAGAGTTAGTTGCACAAAAATTAAGATACCCTTCCAAAGATTTTCAATGGTTAGGCAATCCTAAAGAAGCAGGATTGTTTGGGCAAGAAACTTGTAAAGGACGTGGAAAATATTTGACAGTCTGCGAAGGAGAACTAGATGCTCTTACAATGTCGCAAAGCATGGATAACAACAAATGGGACGTTGTATCTATTAAGACAGGTGCGGCAGGTGCAAAAAAAGATATTCAAAAGTCACTAGAATTCTTGGAGGGTTATGAGAATGTAATCTTTATGTTCGACCAAGACGAACATGGGCAAAAGGCGGCGTTAGAATGTGCAAAACTTTTAACTCCTAATAAAGCCAAGATTGCTTCTCTACCACTTAAAGACCCTAACGAAATGTTACTTGCAGGTAAGCAAGATAAATTAGTTAAAGCTATGTGGGACGCAAAACCATATAGACCTGATGGTATTGTTTTAGGTTCAGAAATTTTTGATGACATAATGAAAGAAGATAACTATGTCACTGCACAATACCCTTTTAAATCTCTTAATGATAAGACACATGGATTAAGAAAAGGTGAACTAACAACTATCACAGCAGGTACAGGTGTAGGTAAATCATCTTTCTGTCGTCATGTAGCATTAGATTTATTAAAACAAGATTTTGGTGTTGGTTACATTGCATTAGAAGAAAGTATTAAACGAAGTGCATTAGGTATTATGGGTGTACACCTGAAGAAACCTTTGCATTTAACAAGAGAAGGAATAAGTGAAACACAACTACAGGAAACTTTTAAATCTACTATTGGTAATGGGAATTTTTATTTATATAACCATTTTGGCAACACAGTCGCCGATAGCCTTCTTAACAAAATAAGATACCTAGCAAAGTCATGTGAAGTAGACTTTGTAGTATTAGACCATTTACACATGGCATTGTCTGCACTTGGAGACGAACACACAAGTGATGAAAGAAAACTAATTGATTACTTTGTAAGTAAATTAAGAACACTTGTAGAAGAAACAGGTATAGGAGTTATTCTTATATCACATCTTCGTAGGTCAGAAGGCGACAAAGGTTTTGAAGATGGCAAAGAAGTTACTATGAATAGTCTTCGTGGTTCAGCTTCTATAGGTCAGTTATCAGATTTAATTATTGGTATTAATAGAGATATTAAGTCAGATAAAAAATTAGCTAATCTAACAATCCTCAAGAATAGATTTTCAGGAGAGACAGGCAAAGCCTGTACGTTGTTATATGATTTAGACACTGGTTGTCTGTCAGAAACAACACCTGACGTATTAGATGACTACTAAAAAAGCTACTGCAAAGCAAAAGAAAGATGCTTTGTTTTGGTCTGGGTTAGTAGCAGACGCAGTGGCGAAAGCCAAATCAACACATAAACCACAAACAATAACAATAGGAAATATTAAGACAGCATTTATGTTGCAAGACACACTAACGTCTATGGCGTTAGCAGGTGAAGATGCGGCGTGGAAAGTAGAAGTCTTATTAGAAACAGCACATTAATTATGAAACTACCAACAATAAATAAAAAGATATTAGATGCACCTTTTGTGCATTGCTATTGGAAAGATATAAATTCCTCTGCAATTTGGACTTCATTAAAAGAGGCTAAAGCAAGTAAGGTTACAATTTGTATTACAGCAGGTTGGCTTTTAAGAGCAGACAAAGATGTGCATGTAATTGCAGGTGATGTTAATTTTAATGATGATGGCACATTAGGTGACGTAGGTAACGTAACTACTATGCCTTCAGTAAACGTATTAAAGATTAAGAAGGTATCAGTTTGAGATACGTCTTTGATATAGAAACAAATGGATTTCTACATCTATGCGATAAGGTACATTGTATTGTACTTAAAAACATAGACACAGGAGAGATACTTACACCTAGCAATGAAGACGCTATTAAACTTTTAGAAGAAGCAGAGCTTATCATTGGTCATAACATTATTAAGTTTGATATTCCTGTATTAGAGAAATTATATTCCGCTACATTTAAAGGCAAAATTTTCGACACATTAGTGGGTACAAGATTAGTCTATGCAGACATTAAAGAAAGTGACTTTTCTAAAAAAGACTTTCCTAAAGATTGTATAGGTAGACACTCATTAAAAGCATGGGGTAATCGTATTGGTGAATACAAAGAACAGATACAAACAGATTGGCAAACTTTTACACCAGAGATGTTGGAGTATTGCAAACAAGATACAGAAGTAACATATAAATTATATAAAGTTTTAGAAGAAAAAGGTTACTCCCAAGAAGCTATGGATTTAGAACATGAAGTAGCTTCTTTAATATTTAAACAAGAACAACATGGCTTTACTTTTGATAGAGAAAAAGCAGAGGCATTGTCTGTTAAATTAAAAGCAAGACAAGCAGAGTTAGCTGAAGAATTACAAGGTGTGTTTGAACCTATCGTAGCTGAAAGATGGTCTACTAAAACAGGCAAGAGATTAAAAGATAGTGTTACTGTATTTAATCCATCAAGCAGACACCATGTAGCACAAAGATTAAAAGATAAGTATGGTTGGAGTGCAGAAGAGTTCACAAGTGATGGCAAAGCTAAACTTGATGATACAATATTAAGTAAACTACCATACCCAGAAGCTAAAATATTATGTGAAACTTTTTTATTAACTAAAAGAATTGCACAAATATCTAATGGTTCACAGGCTTGGTTAAAACATGAACGTGATGGTAAAATTCATGGCACATGTAATACAAATTCTTGTGTAACTCAAAGAGCAAGTCATTCTCACCCAAATTTAGGACAGGTGGTTAGTTCGTCTGCACCTTATGGTAAAGAGTGTAGAGAATTATTTACAGTACCAGAAGGTAAAAGATTAGTAGGTGTAGACGTAAGCTCTTTAGAAGTTATGATGCTTTGCCACTTTATGTCAAAGTTTGACAATGGTGAGTACACTAAAGTTGCACTTGAAGGTGACATACACACAGAGACACAGAAACTAGCAGGGTTAGACAGCAGAGATTTAGCAAAGCGTTTTTACTATTGCTTTTTATATGGTGGAAGTGTCAAAAAAATTGCTGAAGTAATAAACAAACCATTCAAAGAAGCAGGAAAGATTAAGAAAAGGTTTTTAAATAACTTACCTGCATTACATAAACTTATAGAAGGCGTACAGTCTGCGGCTGAACGTGGTTATCTAAATGGTTTAGACAAAAGACAAATTAAAGTTCGTAATAGTTACTCGGCACTTAACACATTGTTACAAAGTGCAGGTGCAATACTATGTAAGAGATGGTTAGTAGAATTTAATAAAGAGATTAAGAAATTTAAGAACGCACAACAAGTTGTATGGGTACATGATGAGATACAAGTTGAGTGTGAAGAACAAGACGCTGAAGACATTGGTAAGATAGCAGTCGAATGTATTAAACGTGCAGGTGAACACTTCCAATTAAGAGTGCCGCTAACAGGCGAATACAAAATACACACAGATTGGAGTGGAACACACTAATGAAGAATAACAAATTCGATATTGACCTAAAGTATGGTCAAGAAAGAGAACAAAGACTAGCATCTATATTAGACAAAGATAAAAATAAAATAGAAGTTAAAACTGAAAGAGACTGGTGGTTTAAAACAGGTAACATTGCAATAGAAGTAGAATGCAATGGTAAACCTTCAGGTATCATGGCAACCAAAGCTGACTATTGGGTACACATATTAGCAGAGGGTGACAAAGATTATTGCAGATTAATATTTGATACTAGAACAATAAAAAGATTAGCAAAAAAATACATAGGTACACTTAAAAATGGTGGAGATGGTT